GAGAAGAAGGACAGTTGGTGGATGAGGATGATTGGGAGGTTGATGTTTTGGAATGATGGGTTTATGGATTGTTTGACTAGGAGCGGGAGGACTGTTTATTTACCCAAGGGGGCTGTGGACATTGGGAGTATGGGTCACGAGTTGAGACATGCGGTGGACGGGTTTAGGAATACGAATTTGTTGGTGGGGATAGTTTATTATTTTCCTCAATGGATAGGGTTGTTGAGTTTGCTTTCTTTGGTTGCGATATGGGGAGGGGGTGGTTGGCTGTGGTGGTTAGTTTGTTTGGTTTGTTTGTTACCGATACCTTCACCTGGCAGGATGATGATGGAGAGGAGGGGGTATTTGGTGAGCTTGCTGGTGGTGTATTGGAAGTATGGTCGGGAGATAGCGTTGAGCAAGGTGGACGAGGTGTTGGATTTATTGAGTGGGAAGGAATATTATTGGGCTTGGCCGTTTCGAAGCGGGTTGAGGAGTTGGTTTGAGATGAGTTTACCGGCAGGGAGCGAGTATCCTGATGACGAGGTGTTGGTATGGCTAAAAGAGTTTGTAAGAAGCCATCCGAAAATTTTCTGATTCTGATTAAGGAGTATAAAGGAAGCAGGCAGACAGTGGGAGGGGATTTGCTACCTCGGGGCGTGATAGATAAATTGAACGAGTTGATTTTGAGGGTGAACGAGATTGCTGTGGTTGTGGATGATTGGTTAGAGAAGGAAGAGAATGAGGAGAAGGTCGGGGGAATTCATTGAAGGAGAAGTTTGTGGAAGAGGATATTGAGAGCTTGAGGAATCAAGTGGATGAGTTAGGGAAGGCGTTGATGTTTGCAGCAGAAGGTATGAGCGAGCTGATGGATTATGCTTGTCCTTTGGAGAAAGGGATCTTGGATGTTTGTCAGTTTACGAGGAAGGGTGAGGGCGGTTGTGATGGGGTTGGGTTGCAGGTTTGTTGGAAGAAGCATTTTTTGAATCTGGCCAAGAAGGGAGAAGGTCATGGAGTTGGATCTAGCGAAAATTGAGAAGCAGGCGAAGTATACGAGATTCTTTTCTTTGAAGGAGCAGGGGGAGAGTGAAGCAGAGATTCGGATAGCGTTGGGAATGGAGCTGGACGATTTTGAGAAATTTGCAAAGGAGTGTTTGCAATGCGAGGCCGACAAGCTGAGTCAGAAAAGCGTGGGGGAAGTTTATGTGGAATATTTGTTCCATCAGAAGAAGTGCATTGCGGATCTGGAAGTGATGGCAAAGAAGTTCGACCAAGTGAAGCACTATTCAGCATTGGTGAACTCGGTCAAAATCAGGTCGGACATTTTCGACAAGATCATAAAGGTGGGCCAGGAGTTCGGGTTGCTGGAGAAGAAGCCGGAGCGGAGAGAGATTGTAGCAGGCATCATGGTTGCGAAGATGGACAGCCAGCAGTTGAGGAACACAATATTAGGGGAGTTGAGCGGCTTGGAGAAAATGATGGACATGTACGGCGACCAAGGAATTTTGGACGTAGCGCCGGGGGAGTTGCATCGGGATTACGTTCCACCGCTTTCGATGGAAAAGCCAGATTCGGAAGTGCCATTATTGAAAGGACACAAGACAAAGACTCACATCATTCATGGAGGAAGAAGGGTGGTCAAAAAAAGATTGCCTATGTGAGTTGCTTTAGGAATTATGGCAGGGTAAGAAGGACAAAGAGCGTTGACGTTGAGGAGTGGACATAGGAGGTGTGCTTTGAAGACATTGGCCAACAGTGACATAAACGGAGCGAGAAAGAACATTGAGGATCTGGTGGTGTTTGGAGATGGCGATAGTTGGAAGTTGATTTGCAAGGCCAGCTCGAACTCAGAAGGATGGATGAAGAGCACGAAGGCGATGCCGATTGCTGGCATGGGTTGTTTGGTTCAGGTCACAACCTTTCACCACGATGAGATGTGCCCAGGCGTTGCGGAAGCGGTTACGTTTGTTCCGGGCGTGGTGATTGAGGAGCAGTTGGACGACAAAGGTCAAGTCATTGGCCGCAAACTTGTGAAGGGGTAAGCATGAATCCAGAGATCAAGAAGGATATCGAAATTCGATTTGTCTATCACGCTCCCAAGCCCGAGCAGTTGCCCAAGTATCAGGAGCTTCGTGACATGGGCAAAGCTCTCGCAATCTTCATCGCAACGAATGTTCCAGACTCAAGGGAACAGGCGCTTGCTTTGACCCACCTAGAAGACACGATCATGTGGGCCAATGCTGGTATTGCTCGCAGGAGCTAATGTGGATAAGGAACTGAGAGAAACTGTAGCAGATTTGCTTCACGAGTTCTGGTCTGGTTGGACAAATCACATGACCTTCAATCCAACTGCTGAGGATGTGAAGCGTTGGAAGTTCCTTGCTTCGATTCCTTATTCCGAGTTGAGCGAGACTGACAAGGAAAAGGATCGGCTTTTAGCCGACAAAGTGATTGAGTTGATATTCAGGAAAGAAAAATCCCTCAAGTCGATTTCTTGCAGCTCCCTATTGTGAATTGAAACAAACTTCGGCATACTTGGTCCCCAAAGAGTTGACTCCCTAGCAAGCTTATGCTTGCAGGACTTCATGGGGAATGTTCTTCATGAGGACCGTCAAGGGAAACCAAGGAGGTTGCTATGGCTTCTGGAGCATCGAAAGTAGTCAGAGGATGTTTTGTAGGGACCGGATCGGCGATTGATGTCCGAACGGTTGGCTTCCGACCAAGATCGGTGAAGTTGATGAACGTCACCGGCCTGGTCAAAGGTGATTGGGTTGAGAGCATGGCCGATGCTTCAGCATTGAAGCAGTTGAACCACGCTTCGGCTCAACTCAGTTTCATCACGTCCAACGGTGTCACTCCTTTGAGTGACGGTTTCCGATTGGGAGCCGACACCGATTTGAACGTGGCCGCTGAGATCGTTCACTTCGAGTGCATTGAGTAAGCAGCACGGTTAGGGGCGCTTGTTCTGGTCGCCCTGAGGCGTGGCATACCCCCCCGCCACGTTTCGTGACCGCGATAGGAATGAGCGCCCCTCTTTTTTCTAACAAGGAGAAGTCATGGCAAACAAATCCTCTGCTTCGATGTCACCAGAGTTCGTGCTTTACAGAACAGTTGCAGGCGCTGACGATTCAGGAACATTTTCTGCCAAGAGCCAAGGAATAAACATGGCTGATTTTGCCGAGGCCATTGTTCAAATCATTCCTTCTGCTGGTATCGATCCTGATGTTACCGTTTATTTCTGGTCTGAGGAAGCAGCCAAGTTCACCAAAGCGAATGCTGACATTGTGTTTTCTGGAATCGGAGCCGGTGAACCCTATCAGTTCACGGTTGCGGTCAAAGGTAGGATCATGTTTGTTGCCATTGCTGGCGAACTGGATACTGGCGACAGCGTGAAGATTATGGTGGCCGGTTGGCGTGGGTAGATTGATTGCATGGCAAAATCGAAAGTCACATCTTTGATTCGGGGCAACCCGAGAGCTTTGGAAGAATCAAGCAAGGATGAATTGCTTGAGCTATATCGGCACTACCATTCCATGTCAAATGAGATGCTTCGTCGTGCCATTATCGAGAATGACCGAATTGATTTGCTTGCTACCTTGGTTCTTGGTTATCAGGTTCAACCGCTTCACATGGCGATGCTGACCTTTCAGTTCAAGCATGCAAAATCCATGCAGCTTGTTTTCCGAGGAGCGGGTAAGAGCACGGTTTGTACCATTGCAAAAACGATCCACATATTGCTCAAGAATCCCAACCTTAGAATTTGTATTGCTAGCAAGACCTCTGGAAATGCCGAGGGCTTTCTAAGAGAAATAAAAGGTCACTTCGAGAACAACCAAAAACTGCAAGACGTGTTCGGGCCATACTTCGATCCGCGACTTGTTACGAAGTGGGACAATCGAGAGATTGATGTCCTGCCGAGAACAATCCACACTAAGGAATCCTCAGTCACTTGTGTTGGCGTTGAAGGAACGATTGTCTCCAAGCACTACGACCTAATCATTTCAGATGACTTAGTTGATGAGGAAAACTCCAGAACGAAGTATATGAGGGACAAGGTTCAAACCTGGCTCTATCAAACTCTTGATCCTTGTCTGATGCCTCCCGACCCAAAGGTTCCGCATAGGGGAGAGCACCACATACTCGGGACGCGATATCACTACGACGATCTTTATGGTCACTTGCTAGAAAACGAATTCAAAGGCTGCTACCAAGTTATTCCCGCGCTTGACGAACATGATCGTTCGCCATGGCCTGAAATGTATCCTCCAAAGTGGTTTGCTGAAAAAAGGGAGAACGCAGGAACAATCGTGTTCAACAGTCAGTACCAATGTGACACGGAAGCAATGAAGGGCGAAGTGTTCCAATATGACGATTGTCAGATTATTGATGATTCAGAAATACCGAACCAGCTTAGGATCTATCAGGGCGTTGATCTGGCTATCACAGAAAACGAAAAGAACGATCAATTTGCAGACGTGATCATTGGAAGAGACAAAGCAGGCAACATCTATGTAATGGATGCTTTCATGGACCACATTTCTTTTCCTAAGCAAAAGAGACAAGCACTTGAGTTTTACGAAGAGTGGGACCCGATACGAGCGGGCATTGAAAGCAACGCTTATCAAGCCGCTTTACATCAGGCTCTAAAAGAGGACAACAAAGACTACCGCTTTCATCCTATCTATACCGACAAGGACAAGATGACTCGGGCTTGGAAGCTATCTCCCCTATTTGAGGCGAAGCGAGTTTTCTTTAGAAAGAATCTGTCAAAGCTGGTAGAACAGTTTGTGTTGTTTCCGTCGCACAGGTTCAAGGACGGAGTTGATGCTTTTGACTTGGCATATCGATCAAGTTGGATGAAGAACAGACGCCGAAAGCGTGAGTATGAGCCAGGCGTCATTTGAGGAGAGCCATATGAGCGATCCATTGAACAAGGTATTGAGCGAGACAGCAGCGCGGGGCTTGAAGAGAAATCAATCCGCTGTTCGAGCCATTGTGATTCCGATGCCTGCTGAGAAGAGAGCGCCATTGAAGAAGCAGCTTGAGGATCAAACCGGCCAATCAAAAGAGCTGCCCGACGATCCTTTTGAATCGCTCATCAAAGAAGGTCAAGTTCTTGAGAGCCCTTTTGATCTGCTCACGCTTTCGATGTTGCCAGAACACAGCAGCGAGTTGAGCCAATGTATTGACGCCATGGTCGCCAACATTGATGGGTTTGGGCAGCGATTCATTCCAAGGGTGAAGTTTGATCAAGACTCCATGACCACGGAGCTTGCTGCTAGCGCGAAAAAAGAGAAGGTCTTTCTTGAGAACTTTTTTGCCTACGCTTGCCTCAGTGATTCCTTCATTTCATTTCGTAAGAAACTCAGGAAGGATCTTGAGACAACTGGCAACGCTTGGTTTGAAGTGATACGAGGTCTTGATGGCAGGATTCAAGGGTTCAACCACTTACCAAGTTATCAGATGAGGCTTGGTGTTTCAGATCAAAAAGCTCAACTCGTTGACATGCCAGTTCTGGAAATGCAGCTTGACGGCTCGGTTGAAGTCAAGTCCATCAAAGTGTGGCGTCGGTTCCGTTGTCATGCTCAATCAAAGGCAACATCTTTCAAGGGAATGATCATGTCGTCCGGCTATCTCATGCGTTGGTTCAAAGACTTTGGTGATCCCAGAGTCTACAACAACGAGACAGGCTACGAAGTAACCAACCCTAAAGAGCTTGTGAGCATGCCCGACACCCTAAAGGCAAACGAAGTTGTCCACATGAAGATGTATTGTGCTCGCTCGCCTTATGGAATCCCGAGGTATGTTGGCAACCTGCTGGCTATCTTTGGAGATCGCGCTTCTGAGGAAATCAACTACATCACTTTCAAGAACAACAATATTCCTTCTATGGCCATGATGGTGTCGAATGGACAACTTACAGAAGCAACAATCAAAAGGATTGAGAGCTTCGTTGAGTCCCATATCCAAGGCAGTGATAACTATTCCAAGTTTCTTATCATCGAAGCCGAGTCAGGATTGGAAGGAGAGGATGCTGGTCAAGTCAAGGTGGACCTCAAGCCGCTTACCAAGGAGCAGCATGTTGACGAGTTGTTCCAGCAATACTCAAAGAACAACCAGGACAAGGTTCGCCGAGCATTTAGGCTTCCTCCTATATTCGTTGGCAGGTCCGACGACTACAGTAGAGCCACGGCTGAGACTTCAAGGAAGCTGGCTGATGAGCAAGTGTTCGCTCCAGAGCGCGAAGAGTTTGATACTCAAATGAACCGAATCATTTTTCCTGCTA